CAGGATTTGATCATAAAAAATTAATTCAAAAAATAAAATTATTAAAATTACCACTAGTAGTATTTAGATCTAAATCTGGTGGAGCTCATGTATTTTTGTTTGCGAACGATTATGTAGAAGCAAAAATAATGAGGGATAAACTTACACAAATAAAAGCTGTGTTAGGTTATGGTGGATCTGAAGTATTTCCAAAACAAACAGAATTAAAATCAAAAGACGACACAGGAAACTTTTTAAATCTACCCTACTTTAACGGTGATGATACAACAAGATACGCATTTAAAGACGATGGCACAGCAGCAAATTTAGAAGAATTTTATGAGATCTATAATAACGTAAAACAACTAGATATTGGTTTCATAAAAGTGCAGAGGCCTCAGTCAGAATTTTCTGACGGGCCTCCGTGCATAGAAACATTAGCACAAAATAAATTAGAAGATGGTAGAGATAGAGTGATCTATCAATACATACAATATGCAAAAAAGAAATGGCCTAATAATTGGCAAGATAAAATTTTTGAGTTTAACTATGCACATTTTAGCCCACCTTTAGATCAAAGAACTATTTTAGGTAAGATTAAAAATAACGAAAAGAATAATTTTCATTACAAATGCAATGAAGAGCCAATGTGTAGTGTTTGTGATAAAACTTTATGTAGAACACGTAAGTTTGGGATAGGACAAGATGTAATGTTTCCAAATTTAACTGATCTACAAGTTATAGATCTAGAAGATCCATATTATTATCTAAATGTAGATGGAGAAAGATTATACTTAGAGAATGTTAAATACCTACGACAGCAAAGTCTATTTCAAGAAGCATGTATGGTGCAGTTAAAATTTAGACCTCCTCCTATAAAAGAAAAAGATTGGGTATTAATTACAAATCAATTATTAAATAATGCAGAAGTCACAGAGCCTGCAGAAGGAATGAGTACAGAAGATCAATTAAATAACCATCTAGAAGAGTTTTGTTTAAATAGGCAAGTGTCTACAGATAAAAATGATCTTAAAAAAGGTGGAGTTTGGACTTCAGAAGGTTACCATCATTTTGTATTTGACAGATTTTATCATCAATTTTTAATGAGACGTAGATGGGATGTTGGTTATCAAAGAACAGGACAAATGTTAAAAGAAAAATGTGGTTGTGAAGATAAAAGATTAGGTAAAGAAAAATTATCGGTCTTTATGGTGAAAGAATTTGATAAGAAAAAAGATGATTATAACAATAAAGAATTAAAACCGAAGGATCCGTATTAATGACTGAATTTAATTTACCACCGGAGTTAGAATTTATTGGGGATAAAAAGCCTTATAAACTTTACGGAAAAGAATATAACACTAAACAAAAATCTAAAAAAACTGGGGAAGATGGAGCCAGAGAAGCATTTACAAAAATAAGACAAACTATTCCTAAAGGTTTTTTAAATAAATTTCATTCGGATAATATTATAAATCTAATGGACAGATATTATAGAAAACCAGAAAGATGGAAAGCATACAGGCCACATATTATATCTATAGAATATACAAACGGAGAGAAGTGGAATGAAGATACTTTTTATTTTCATTTAGATAAAAACTTTAATGGCTGTTTTCGTCCATACTTATCTAATCCATCTGTGATCAATGGACCTCTTTGTTTTAGTTCTCCTAATATTCATGATGAGGCTTCAGATAGAAACTGGGTAATGAGTATGTTTAGAAGATCAGTAGAAGATCAAATAATTCAATTTAAATATTATGAGAATGATGGGCAATCAGGTGTTCACGAAGTTCACCATGAAAATATTACATTTATAAACATCATGTTAGGTTTTGCAGATCAAGTTATGAAAATACATTCTCGTGTAGATTTTGAATCTTATATAAGACCTTTCGGAAAATATTATGCGAGTGATGGAGCTAGATTTGATAAAGATAATATTAAAGGTATGGCAATATGTGAAGCATTTAGAGAATATCATAAAAAGCATGCAAAACTAATATTAGTAGACAAAGTAACACATAAAGCTGAAACTTCAGAAGGCACAAAATTTAATACTGCTTTAAGAAATAAAATAAAGGAAACAGAATGAAATATAAAAACGTAAAACCAACGACGTATAATGGTATGAAATTTAGAAGTAAACTAGAAGCAAGATATAATCGTATTTTTACAAAATTTAACTGGGACTTTCAGTATGAACCTGAAGTTCCTGAATTGTTAAATTATCAACCTGATTTTGTTATATATCCGAAAAGAGAAAAGAGTGATTATCTTGGAGAAGTAAAGCCTATTTATGTTGAAATTAAACCTATAAGAGAAATAACAAAATTATGTGATGACCCTAATTATGATACTTTTCGTGAAAAAATATATAAAAATTGGAATCGCGAAAACGATTTAATACTTTTTGGAGGAAATTTATTTAACCGATTGGATTGGTCCGCGATAGCACTTTGTTGGCAAGGAAATTTTTCAAAATATTCTGGCGGATCATATGGAATGAATCTTTCTTTTGAAAATGAAGATGCAGAGCGTATTGGTTTAAGTTGGCATCACGCTGAACTTATAAGGAAAAATGATCATACTTATCCAATTAATGGTTCTATCGGAGATGAATTTCAAAGAGTTAAAAATTATATCGAGCGATTGTGGAATGAATCATGGTCTGATCTTAGATGGGAGCCTAAAAAATGAAAACCATAGTATTAGGACCACCAGGAACAGGAAAAACATTTACTTTGTTAAACAAAGTAGATGATTATTTAAAAGAAACAGATCCAGATAAAATAGGGTATTTTGCATTTACTCAGAAAGCTGCATATGAAGCAAGAGACAGAGCCATTAAAAAATTTAATCTAACAGAAGATGATCTCCCATATTTCAGAACACTACATTCACTCGCATTTAGAAAATTAGGTATTAAAAAAGAAAGTGTTATGCAGAAAAATCATTATGTTGATCTTGGAAAAAAGCTAGGTTTTCCAGTAAACTATGCAAGATATGAAGATGAACATGGAGGAATTTTTACATCAGATAGTGAGTATTTAAGAATTATTAACCTGGCTAAACTTAGAAATATTACACCAGAACAACAATATGACTTACATGAACATAATCAAGATTTAGAAAGAAATAAGGTTCGAATTATTTCAAATGAAATAGAAAGATATAAAAAAGAATATGGTCTTGTAGATTTTAACGACATGGTTTTAAATTTTATAAAGTCAGATAAATCTCCAAATTTTGATGTTGTATTTATTGATGAGGCACAAGATTTATCTTTAATGCAATGGGATATGGCAAGATCTATATGGAATAAAACAGAAGACTCTTTCATTGCAGGTGATGATGATCAAGCAATATTTAGATGGGCCGGTGCAGATGTAGATTCATTTATTGCACAAGAAGGTCAAATATTACCATTAACTCAATCATTTAGAATACCTGCAAAAGTTCATAGTCTAGCTATGGGTATTATAAATAAGATTAAAAAAAGAATTGATAAAAATTGGAATCCAAAAATACATGAAGGATCTTTAAATCGTTATGATGAATTTGAACAAATAGACATGACGTCTGGGGAATGGTTGGTTTTAGCTAGAACTAGATATATGTTGAATGAACTGGAAGATGTTTTGTATCGTAATGGTTTGTACTACGTAAACAAATTTAAAAAAACTAAGGAACAAAATTTACACGTAGCAGCTACCGACTGGGAGCATTTAAGACAGGGACAATTATTAAGTTATGACCAACTTGTAAAAATATCTTCCTACATGACAGTTGTAAAATTTGATAAACAAAAAATAAAAGGAATGGCTAAAGGATCTTTCTACGGAATAGATCAGCTTACAAAAGATTATGGTTTAAATACTAAAGATCCATGGTTCGAAGCATTCAACGATGCACCTGGAAGAGATATAAATTATTTAAGAAAGATGAGAATTAATGGAGAAAAATTAAATCAAGCACCAAGAATTCAATTATCAACCATACACGGAGCTAAAGGTGGCGAATCAGAAAACGTTGTACTACTTACTGATCTAAGTGAAAATACAATGAAAGCTTATGAAAGAAATGCCGATGATGAAAATAGATTATTCTATGTTGGTGCAACAAGGACCAAGGAACATTTACATATTATATCACCAAAGCAAGAATACAAAGGATATTCTATATGAGTGATGTATACGAAAAACAGATCGGCGGCGACCACTATCAATCAATGACGATTCAACCTTCAGAATTTATAAATAAAAATAATTTGCCTTTTGCAGAAGGAAACGCTATAAAATATTTGTGCAGGCACAAGCAGAAAGGACAAAGAAAAGATTTGGAAAAAGCAATTCATTACTGTCAAATGGCAATCGATAGAGATTATCCTGAGGATTTTTTAGAAGAGGCGGAAAAAGAAAAGGAGGAGTTAGAAGAATCTTATAAAGAAGCAAAACGACAAACAGAAGAACGTAAATCAAAAGAATGGAAAAAAGGATATGACAAATGGAAGGAAAATAAATGATACAACAACCACTTTTTAAACCACAAACTGAATGGATACCACCAGAAAGCTTCCCAGATTTCTCTAAATATGATGAAGTAGCAATTGATCTAGAAACTAAAGATCCTAATTTAAATACTCGTATGGGATCCGGCTCTGTGGTTAAAAATGGTGATGTAGTTGGTATATCTGTCGCCGTAAAAGATGGAGCACTTTATTTTCCTATAGCTCATGAGGGTGGTGGTAACATGGATCGTAAAAAAGTATTGAAATGGTTTCAATCTGTTCTAAACACAGATTCTATCAAAATATTTCACAACGCCATGTATGACGTTTGTTGGATCAGATCACTAGGTTTAAGTATTAACGGTAAAATAGTGGACACGATGATTGCATCGGCCCTTGTTGATGAAAATCAAATGCGTTATGACTTAAACAATTGTTCTAAAAGATACACTGGAAAAGGAAAAGATGAAACAGCTTTATATGAAGCTGCAAAGTCATGGGGTGTTGACGCTAAGGCAGAAATGTATAAACTACCTGCCATTTATGTTGGCGCATACGCAGAAAAAGACGCCGAAATAACTTTTGAAC